TCCACTGCCATCATTCGTAAATGAATCTATATCGCCATTAGGTGTTCCAGAAATAAGAACCAAATCATTGTTTTCATTTTTTATTACAGAGTAGTCGCCTCCTGCAAAATCTCCATTTGCACTACCATCTAAACGAAGTTGCGCCCCAGAACCACCAGTAGAACCAACAGATATTAGTGTAGAGCCAGAGTTTTGAACAGTCAGCCCATCAGCACTAACTGTGCCTGTTACGTCAATGCCTGTTGATGTTGTGGCTATCTTTTGTGAGTTGTCATAGTACATCGAAGCCGCACCATCAGCAATGCCAACGAAGATATTCTCGCCAGTGTATTTTTGTAATTTAATTTGAGAACTTGCTCTTATTTGAAGATTACCTGTACCAGCATCGTCAATAAAACTATTAGACCCATTATGATAAATCTGTAGGTCAGAACCAGCACCGAAGATAGCCTTACCATTATCAGCAAAAGTAGCGTTTCCTGTTACGTCTATGCCTGTTGATGTTGTGGTTAGTTTGGTTGCTCCACCATAATAAAGTTGAACTTGTGCGCCATCAGTGCCTTTAAAATAATTAGCACCGCTAGTATTACCTAACCTAACTGCACTACTTCCTTGTATAAGTAAGTCACCAACACCTACATCTGAAATATAAGATGTAGTACCAGAATGATAAATCTGCAAATCAGACCCAGCACCGAATATGGCTTTGTTGTTGTCACCGAATGACAAGTTGCCTGTCATAGTATCACCAGTAATACGAACAAACCCTGTCCCTGTATCAAAGGCAGTCTTTAGCTCACTAAACGTGATTGCTTTTGTTTCATCAGCAGTAATATCAACTACAACAAACTCATCTGCCTCAGCTAAGTTAGCACCAGTAATATTGTTTAGTTGTGTTATTTTCTTATCAGCCAAGTTCTTATTCCTTTATATCACAGCTTCTACAGCTTCGAAAGAGATACCGTAGATTGACGCATTATTGATTGACCATGAAGTCATGTTTGTTGCTAGTCTGAAGACCCCTTTAGGGGAATTAAATGTTACAGTAGCACTAGAGTAGGTAGACCTTAGTGAAGGCCATATTTGTATTGTTCCGTCACCATCTTGATCTAATAGAACCTGATGTAACTTAGCACTTGAACCACCACCTAACTGTATGTAGTCACCAGCTTTAAGAGTACCAGTCATAACGACAGTAGCGTTATCATCACCAGCATCACCAGTCAGTACACAAGAGCTTACTGTCCCTTGTGGTGTCGCATAGTCAGGATCTCCTAGTAAGAATGTACCAGCTTGACCTTTAAGTCCTACTAACATAGCTTTCCACTCAGCCGCTTTATCTCTGTGTACTGAGGGAATATTGACTGATGCTTCCCACTTTTGACCACCGTGAGAAATAACCTGTTGTTTGTACGTAAAAGGTGACTGTGATACAGCTACAGCATTAACAGCCCTAAGCTCAATGCTCTCAATACCTATTGTGGTTGGTGTAGCTAATGGGTAGCTTAGTGCCATGTGTTATATTCCTTATAAGTCTAACCGAATGTAGCTTTCATTGTGCCGCCTCTACGACGATCATTTATGATCTCAGATTTAGTCATTTGAGCAATCTTAGGAGCCGCTTGAGCTATTATCCTCTTAACGCTGTCGTCTCCATTAGCAGAGAAGTTAAAGTTCTGTACGACAGTAGTTGTAGCTCCACCTTCCATCTGTACTCCTAACTTACCGTTAGCTCCACGTTTAAGTGGCATGATAGCTTCAGGTCCAGCTTCTCCCATTAGTCCAGTTTTACCACCAGTCATAGGGAATGTAGTAGGACTATTAACTACTCCACCATCAGCAAAGGGTCTAATCTGAGGGGCAGGTGAAGACATACCACCACCCATAGCACCTTGTATAGCACCAGAGATAGACTGAACCATTTGCTCCACAACAAGAACTTGATACAACTGTGATATTATATCTCTAGCCATATCTCTAAAGGCATCTTTAACTGATTTAGTTCCATCAACCATAGAAGTAAAAGCCTCACCGAAGGAATTAGCAATACCATCTGCAAACTTCTTCTGTTCTTTTTCAATATCTGCGGAGGATTTAGCTACAGCTTTATTTATTTGATCTTGTAGTTTAGCTCTCTCTTTAAGTTTTTCATTTAACTTTTTATCAGCTTCAATTTGTTCATATGTTTCTAGCTTTAAGGCTTGGGTTAGATTTAAAGCTAACATTGCAACCTTATATCTATGACTATCTTTTTCAATACCAGATTCAATTAACTTCTTCTCTAGTGCTGTAACTTCCATTCTTTGTTGAGCTAGTAAAAGCTGTTTACCTTCAAGACCAAATAGATTAGCAGTTTCTATATACTGTAACCTAACCTTCTCCACTATAGCATTTTGTTTATTATCAGTTGCTATAAGTTTTTTAAGTTGCTTTTCAAAAGCCGCGTCAGATGCTTTTTGAGCTTTTACTCTCTCTTTACTTAATTCAGCCTCAAGTTTAAAACTAGCTGAATATCTATCAGTAAACTTACTGGGGTCTTGACCCCTTCCACCTACGACTGATTTACCTAAGTTCATCTCAGCTATAGTTTGCCTGAGCATGTCTGCTTGTTTTTTAATAGCGTCTAGAAACTCTAGTCCAGCTTTAGTTGGTTTAGACCCATCAAAAGCAGTCGTGTATAATTCATCTAGCAGTTTTACAGCTTGTTTGGCATCTTGAGAAGAGTAGGCTTCTTTTATACCTTTAGTTAAACTCTCGTAAGTCTCAGTAGTTAAATCTTTAGATAAACCTAAATCAGATAAGTTTATAGCTTTACTTCTTTCTACAGACGCTAACTTACGTTCTTCTGAAGACATTAACAAAGTACTAAGATCAAACAAATTTTTCAAGTCGTCAAACATAGTTTCAAGACGAGTTGGAGCGATTGCCATCTTATCTATAGCTTCACCTAAGCCCTTAAACATTTCCATCTTAGCAAGAGCAGAAGCACTCTTAGCTATAGAATCAAAGTGGGTTGCAGTCTCAGACAAAGTAGAGTTAACTGGGCTATCTAATATGTTATCTAACGCATCATTATAGTCACTAAGTGCATCACTAGCATCTTCAATAGCCTCTTGTAAAGTAGCGGCCTCTCCAGAAGCCTCCATAAAACTGCGAGCTAACATAGTACCAACAGCAAGTGAGATACCTATTACAGCACCAGTGACTCCGGGCAAAAGCCCTGCCAACTGAGTACCCTGTTGACCAAATGCGACTAACATAGATGTTCCAGATTGTACCTGAACAAAGAAGTCACCTACCTGATAACCAACCTGTTGAGCATACATCCCAAATTTGTTAGTTGACTTACCAGCCATGTTAGTAGCTTGAGCCATTCTTAACTGTTCGTCAGTTAGCTTTCTTACAGAAGAAGAATAAGACTTTACTTCTGATAGAGCTTTATTATAAGTACCCCCAAGTTTTGATAAGGAACTAGCTTGTTTGTTTAATTCTGATGTGTATCTAGAAAATGTAATGTTTTGCTTACGAAATGCTTGTTCGATAGTGAGTATATTACGCTCAAACTTCTTCTGTTCTTTCTGAGACTTAATTAAATCTCTATCATCAACACTAATTACAAATCTTAAATCATCCATTCACTGTACCCATATAAACTGTATCAACACGTTTTATCGTTTCTATATCCCTAGAGGAAATTGGTGTTTCAGTCAGTTCCTTCCATGCTTTAATTTCAATATAAGTTATCGGGTTAGGTCCAGAGAATCCCATAGTTCTACTGTTACTTAATGCAACAAAGGCAGACCAGACATGCGACATTAGCGATGGAAAATGTGTCGGGGGTTCCAGTGCTTCAGGTCTACGTCCAATCTGCCTTTCTACTTGTTCTAAATGTTCACGTTCTGTAGTGCCGTTCTCATCGGTCTTACTGAGCTTAAACTGGTGTTCAGCCCATTCGAATAACTGATGAGTTAGGCTTTCGTAAAATCCAGAGAGTCTGCAAGTGCCTCCTCAATCTGATCCTTAATCCAAAACACTTCATCGTAAAGTTGTTTAGCCTTAGCAATGGAAAGTTTGGGTTGTTCTTTGTTGTATGTTATGTTCCACCCACAAGTTATCTTAGACAACATATCAAGTGTAGCCTTCTCCATGTCCTGAGAAGTCACATTAGTGTTCTTACTACTCTGCATAACCTTAAGACGTTTGTTTGTTTGTTCGTGAATTAACTCTTTGTACTCTTTAGAGTGGCTAGCATATACAACAATAGTCATATCTGTCTTATCATCATTCTTAAGTACAACACCAGTGTTAGGGTGCTTTAGCTTTACTTCTACAGTATTACTTGTAGGTTTTAGATCCATTAAATCCATGTCGAGTTCCTTTCGGGGGAATATCGGGTAGTGTATATAATTGTGGGAACTTCCGACCCGACTCAGAAGTCCCCACTAACCTTAGCTAAGGTGTTACGTTATGAAGGTCGTGTGATCTTCAAGTTAGTTGCTTCAGTTGCGTCATATAGAGCAACGAAAGACATGCTAATCATTCGGCTTGTAGGTCCATCTACGCCAACATCAGCACTGTTTATTTTTACTTTAGGGAACTGGAATGTGTAAGCGTTAGTTCCTGTAGGATCGTTAACTGATACTTCAATCTCTGTCTCTGTCTCGTTAAGGAAACGGTTAATTAATGCCGCATCCTCAAAGTAAGCTGTTAGTGTACCTTCAACTTCTGCTCTACCATACTCTAATGAAGGTGCGCTATCATCTCCGATTACGAAGGTAGGTGCGAAGGAATTAGTTAATGTGAAGTCTAGAGCAGTTACGATAGCTACGTTAGAAGCTCCACCTACGTTACCAATACCAATGTCACCTGAGTAAGCATCAAATGGTGCGGCTCCAGAAGCGGCATCTTGTGTCTTCTCAGTAGCACTCATAGTCATATTCTTACCTACCATACCGAAGGTAGTTGCTACCATCTGGTTAGGTGCGAGGGAAATAGCCATAGTGGAAACTGAGCAACCTGAGAATAGTCTAGCTTGGTCAATGTCTGCCGCATAGTCTTCTATAGATAAGAACTTAGGTGTTGTACCTACTTTAAGTACGTCAGTTGACCAAGTGCTTAACATAGCTGATTCTAGTATATCGTCGTAGTCACCGTCTCTTAAGTCTACAACAATGTCTCCAGCTACTTGTCTGTTGCCGTGGCGATCTACACGAGGCATACGGTCAGCTTGGATGTCGTTACCAGCTACACGGTCTTTAGTTAAGTTTAAAGAATGTGTGCTGAAAGGAAGGTTAGTAAAGTTGCCAGCAGGTGTCGTACCGAAAGTGCTTTCGACTATGTAAGACAGGCTGGAGCGTGAACCCTGTGCAAAGGCCATGATGTATTCTCCTAGTTATTTATAAATGTACCATCCGATATTAATCGGAACATAGTACCAAGGGCTGTCAATCAAACCTTGTTGCCGTTCAGCATAGTCGATTGATAATTTAATTGTTTCTGATTGTGCGTTAGTAAACGATATGTCAGTAGTAGCTGAAAATGCGTTTATAACTTTATTAACGTAGTCGTCTGCGGTTGACGGGCCATTACCTTCTGGTGCAAATACTGTAACAGCAAAAACACCTTGATACCTGAGTTGAGGATTTAAGCCTCTTACAGCAGGTCTATTTAACGTAGGCAGGTACTGTACCCTAATAAAGCTAGTGCCTGTTGTCGGGTCAAATGCTACGTTCTCATAAGCAATATCTGGTAGGTTAGCCGTGTTTGAGATGTGTGTCTCAAGTGCGGCACGTATGTCACTGTGTATACTAGCCATAAATATTCCTTATCTGTGCGAACACTTTATATCCAGCTTTTCTCCACTTAGGTCCACCATGTTCAACATCTCTAGCGTGAGGAGAACCATTAGTAAATACAATAGTACTCTTAGTATCGAAGTCAGTTATCTTAGCTATATCAGAGTTAAGGTTGTTTAAACCCTCTTGTCTCTTAGCTTCTGGATTTTGACCTTTAGGTTTGTTATCTGAAGACTTACCTCTTGGTCTACCTGCACCAACAGAATACGAGAAGGATGTAACATAAGCACCAGTATCAACTGGAGATAAGTTTACAGCAGTTCTAGCTATACTTTGTAGTCTCTCTTTAACACCATCTTCAATGAGGTTGTCAATCTTTCTCATCTTTTTTGATATAGGTGTATTTACTTTAACTGTAGACTTCATAACCTACTCCTGTACATCACATATGTAACACATAGCGACACCGTTAGAGAATATAGATACTGCTCTAGTTACTTTAACTGTATCACCGTTACCTATGATTAAGTCGTCAGGAAATGGATCTATACCTACACCAAGGTAAGGTACTACACACTTACGTACACCTCTAATAACTTCTTCAGGGTTAGCACTAGAGTAATCATAGAAGTAACCAGTGAAGCTATAGTCAGTTGTAGATGAACCTACTACAGATCCTGTAGCTGGATTATAAGTACCGTCCGTAGTAATTTTACGTAGTGTAAGTGTTTCACCAAAGTCTTCAACCAACTTGAGTAAGTCAAATGCTCTAAAAGACATATGTTACTCCCCTTCTATTCGTATTCAGGTGTTTGGTAGCTTGGTGGGTTTTTAAATCTATCTCTTCGGAAAGAGCCTTCAATGCGGTTAGTGTTCTGTCTTACAGCTTCTACTGTACTCTTAGTAATGCCACCAGCTAGTACCCCTACCGAAGCACCTGAAGTTTTACCTTGATACTCTAGGTTGTCTGCTAGTGAGTTGTAGTGTGTAACTAAGTCAGAGTAGTCAGCTTTTAAAGCTCCACTAAGTTCTGTGTTTACTTTCCTAGAATACTTAGATGCTATAGCTCTAGCAACCCAAGCTCCAGAGTAGTATACGTTGTCACCGTTCTCCCCTAAAGAGAAAGTAACCTCTTCGTTTTGTACTTGCTGATCAGTTGTATCAGTATCACCAACCAATAGTCGTACTGTATTGAGACGACCAGAAGCCGTAGTTGTGTTTAGATCCGTTGGATCGTAAGACCAAGCCATTTAGTCGTCCCCTTTGTTTATTCTCCGAGAATGTTATCTCTTATTTTATAGTAATCTTCTGTTATCCAGCGATTGTTATTTAAGAACCGACGAATAAGACCTCGTTGCTTATCATCTATCTTTGACTTCTTACACTTCTTAGTATTAAACTCTGCTGTGCTAGAGGTTCTACTCTTAACTTCACTGTTAAGTAAGTTCACAAGTGTTTCAAGTTGCTTACCAGAGAACTCTGATAGCCTATCTCCAACCTTTGTCTGAACTACTAATTCTTCATTGTGGTACAAGTAACCAGAAGCGTATAGTATTGCAACTTTATCTTGATGCAAACCTCGCTCTAACCAGTTAAAGTGTTCTCCACGTTTCCAATCTCGATTGTCTGCGCTAACAGGCATTTTTATAAAGACAGGCCAATCAACCTGCCATCCCAAGTATGATGGGTGCATAGGACTACTCCGTTATAAGGATATTATTATGTTCTTTTAATATTTGGGTGCAACCCCAAGCAACTAAGCTCAGGGTTCACCAGTATTTTATATGTATTAAGCGATTACTGCTTCGAAGAAGTAACCCAAGTCAGCACCGACGACTTTCATGTCGTATGCCATTTTAACTTGGATATGTTCTGCAACTTGCTGACGCTTAAGAGCATCGTCTGAGAAAGATTCTACAGTAACACCTAAGTTGTTTACACTTGGGATATTGTTCCAAGCGAATGTTAAACCAGCCGCAGGTGTCATAAGACCTGATGAGCGTGGTGTGTGTACTAGTAGAGCGTTCTTACCACCGATAAATGCATTGCTTTCAGCAACACCTTCTACAGAACCGTTCTTCACAGCTTCCATTA